CCATATATACTAATATCAAAAACTCCAATTGAAAGCATAAGAAAGATTCAAGCAATACTTGAATTTGTTATTAAAGAAAAAAGAAGTTTACTAATCATCGGAGAGGTAGCACAACAACCAATGTCTGCGTTATTGATGAATAAAGTAAAAGGAAACATAAAGGTAAACGTCGTCGATTTGCCAGGGTTTGGACCAACAAAGATGGATACGCTACAAGATTTAGCAATCTTAACCGGAGCAAAGCTTATAGACGAGTCTCTTGGAGATGATATGGAACTTATGGATCCAAGCGTTCTCGGAACATCAGCAAAGTCCGTAACCGATAATAAGAATACCGTTTTAAAGATTGATGACGATGTTTTCGGTCTAGATGATAGGATTAAATCTGTAGAGGATAAGATGTCCAAGGAAGAGAATCCTTTCATAAAAAAGAAACTAGAACAAAGGCTTGCAATGCTTACTGGGTCTTTATCCGTTATAAAGGTAGGGGCTCAAAGCAAAGTAGAGTTAAAGGAAAAGAAAGATAGGGTTGAGGATGCAATATATGCTGTAAAGGCGGCTCTTCAAGAAGGGATTGTTCCTGGTGGAGGTGTAGCATTGGTTGACGCATCATTAAAAGTCAAAACATCGTCTGAGGCTGAAAATGTTTTAATTAAGGCTATAACTAAACCATTCTTCAAGATACTAGAAAACTCAGGGTTTGATGGAGTCCAAGAAACTATAGAGAATAAGAGAGCGGGAAAAGGAATTGATGTAACTACTGGTAAAACAGTAGATATGGTTAAGGTTGGAATCATAGACCCAGCTCTAGTAACTAAAACAGCCTTAAAGAATGCTGTCAGTGTCGCTCTTACTATTATGTCTGCGGATTGTGTTATATCTAATAAAAGGATAGGTGATGAAAGCGATAAATGATTATGTGATTGTTAATCCAATCAAGGAAGAGCCTAAGTCTGTAGGTGGATTTATTATAACAGAAAACACAACAAAAGACATACGATATTTAAAGGGGTCTATTATAAGTTGTGGCAATTTCACAGAAGGTATAAGTGAGTCAAATATAATTTATTACGATAAACATGCTGGACATAGCGTCATTGTTGACGGAGCTCAGTATCTTGTTATACGTCAAAGAGATATAGTTTTAGTAGAAAATTAACAAATTAATATTTAGAAAATGGTAACAAACGTAGAAAGATACTTAATGTTCAGAGTATCAGCAACTTCAGGAAAAACTTTTCCTTTAAGTAGATTAGAGCAAATTGAGATAGGCTCTGCTACTACAATTTTATTGCAATTCTCAAGAGGATATAATGGGGCTATTTCTGGTTCAAATCTTGTTCAAGACTTTGAGACAGTAACCCTAACTGTCCCAAGTGGAACTGATCATTTCTCAGTTATACAAGAAATTCTTGAGTCTGTTGATGATGCTCTTGTAAATTCAACACGTTATAATCCATATTCAGTTGTGGCTGATAAGGTTAGTGGAGTTTATCTTGTTCCATCAATAACAGATGTAGCATTCTCATAATGAATGAATATTAGTGTTCAAGACCTTAGAGACATAAAGTTCTTAAAGTATTATCGTTTAGTCCGAAAATGGGCCGCTAAAACAAACGGCATAACTGAAAGCGATCTTGAGATGTTGATATATCTAGATGCTTTAGAGCGATTTACTATAAATGACTTTAAGGAAGGAACATATATATATACATGGGATAAGCATCGCTGGTCTAGATTAAAGAAAGACGGATGGGTTGTTGTATGGAGACAGGCGGATAGAAAGGCTGGGAAATACAATATATATGCCGTATCTTTAAAGACTAAGATGTTAATAACCAGGATATATAAAATATTACTTGGCCAAGAGGATTTGCCAACATCAAGAGTTAATGCATTCTATAAAAACAAGACATATACCGACAAAGTAATGAATAAAGCTATGGACGATATGTTAAAAGATAAAGACAGATAATTATGATGTATAAGAAAAGTAAAGAGAAAAGTAAAGCAGGCTCAAAGAAATGCCCTAAGTGTGGTAAAATGATGACTAAAAACCACAAGTGTAAGTAATGGCTGGCAAAGTAGATAAATCAAAGATGGCTTGCAATAAGCCAAGAGCAAGTACTCGTCCTGGAAAGAAGAAAATGGTTAAGGCTTGTAGCGGTGGCACTGAAAAGATTATTCATTTCGGAGCCAAGGGCTACGGCCATAATTATTCTGATGCCGCCAGGAAAAGCTTTAAAGCAAGGCATAACTGTGCTGAAGCTAAAGATAAACTAACGGCTAGATACTGGGCTTGTAAAAACCTATGGGCTGGAAAAGGAGGCTCTACGCAGTCAAGTCCTAAAACTAGAAAAGGTAAATACTAATGCCAAAGAAAAGATTTAAAGATACTAAGGTTGGCGAATTTCTCACTAAAAATGGCTCTTACATTGTAAGGGCTATTGGTGATTCAATTCCAGATAAAGGATTGTTAGGATTAGCTAAAAATCTAATTATCGATGATAAAAACATGCATGAATCAGATAGAAACATTGCATTGAATTTATTATCTCTTGATGAAAAAGAGATGGATGATATCACTGGAAGGTGGGAGGCTGATGCTTCTTCAGACAATAAGTTAGCAAAAATAGCAAGGCCTATTATTGTATTGTATCTTACATTAATAGTAACTGTATATATAATACTAGACTCAGCCGGAATATTTGTAATGGATAGTAACTGGATAGACCTTATGGAAACTCTTTTGGTTACTGTGTATGTTGCTTATTTTGGATCTAGAGGCATTGAAAAGTACACTAAAATAAAATCAAAAGGTGAAAAATGAATTTAATAAGAAAAATATCAATAGGCAGAGATTATAAAGACTCAGCCATGCATTATGCGGTGGGCCAGGAGGTGTACGGAGGGCATAAAATATGTGACATCATAGAAGAAGACGATAAGTACAGGGTGTTTATTAAAAAAGGAAATGATGTATTGCCATGGAAAGATTTCAATAAGAACATGGCTATTAGTGTTGAGTTTAATTTAGAATATTAATGAGAAGCTTATATAGTTTTATAATAAAACCAAAAGACCAAAGATATAATAATAAAAAGAAAGTAGGGGATTCGGAGTTGATATTGAACACTGAAATGCAAAACCACCAATACGTAAGTAGAAATGGTATTGTAGTTCAAACCCCGATAAATGGAAAGACTGGAATATCGATAGGTGATGAGGTAATACTACATCACAATGTATTCAGGAGGTTCTACGATGTTAGGGGTGAGGAAAAGAACTCATATAGCTTCTTTAATGAAGATGAATATTTTGTAGACCCTGAACAAATATATATGTATAAAAAGAACGGGGTATGGAAGCCGGTTGATGGCTACTGTTTTGTTAAACCCTTAATAAATAAAGACGAGTTAAACACATCGTCAAGACAAGACTTAACAGGTGTTGTAAAATATGTGGATAACACATTGAAAAAGAATGGTATTAAATTAAATGACTTAGTTGGTTTTACTAAAGATAGTGAATACGAGTTTGTTATAGACGGCGATTTGCTATACAGAGTTCCAACAAGTTCTATATGTATTAAGTATGAATATCAAGGAGACGAAGTCGAGTATAATACAAGCTGGCTACAAGGCAGTTGAAGAACTAATAAAGGTTGCAGAGGAGAAGATTATAACTAATACTGATGACGATGTTAGTGCAGATAGATTAAAGAATGCTGCTGCAACAAAGAAACTAGCTATCTTCGATGCTTTCGAGATACTAAATCGCATTGAGGAGGAAAAAGATCGGCTAGAGAACAAACCTAAAGAAATAGACGAGAGCAAGGTGTTTAAAGGCTTTGCAGAAAGGAGGTCTAAATGACGGAGTATAAACAAACGTTATTCAGCATCGTCGAACCAATACGAACAAACACACTTGTTAGACTAAATAAAAGCAAGTCTTGGGAGTATGGCTACAACAAGGAGCACGATATAGTTGTTATAAGTAGGACTGGTCAGATAGGCGAAATATACGAAATACAAAATCTCAAAATAGCTCTTCCTCCAGAGCCCAAAGGATTAAAAAAGGGTGAGGATAGATGGATTGCTTCTGAGTATCCAAAAGAGCTTAGTCAAATAAAAAGTATATTTGAATGGGATACATACCCGAAAGAGTTTAAAGAAAAGTGGTATGCATATATTGATACAGAGTTTACCAGGCGCGAAGAAGGTTATTGGTTTTATAATAAAGGCAAAGCTACTTATATTACTGGGACTCATTATATGTATCTTCAGTGGACTAAAATTGACGTAGGAAGACCAGATTTTAGAGAAGCGAATAGATTGTTTTTTATCTTCTGGGAAGCTTGCAAAGCCGATAGCAGAAGCTACGGGATGTGTTATTTGAAGAATAGACGTTCTGGATTCTCATTTATGTCATCAGCTGAAACAGTCAATTTAGCAACCATAAAGTCTGACGCTAGATTTGGTATACTATCTAAATCTGGAGCTGACGCAAAGAAAATGTTTACAGACAAGGTTGTTCCTATATCTATAAACTATCCATTCTTCTTTAAGCCGATACAAGATGGTATGGATAGACCTAAAACAGAATTAGCGTATCGAGTGCCGGCATCGAAACTGACAAAGAAGAACATAACGAATGTCAATGATGTTAAGATGATGGAAGGGCTAGATACAACCATAGACTGGAAGAATACGGGAGACAACTCTTATGATGGTGAAAAGCTAAGTTTATTGGTCCACGATGAAGCTGGTAAGTGGCTAAAGCCTGACAACATATTGAATAACTGGAGGGTAACCAAAACAACGTTAAGACTTGGTAGTAGGGTTACTGGAAAGTGTATGATGGGATCAACATCTAATGCACTTGATAAAGGAGGTGAGAACTTTAAGAAACTATATTATGACTCCGACGTTACAAAAAGAAATAAGAATGGACAAACTCGCAGTGGATTATATAGTTTGTTCATCCCTATGGAATGGAACTACGAAGGATACATTGATTCTTATGGACACCCTGTTTTCCTTACGCCAGAAGAACCTACTTATGGACCACTTGGGGATAACATCGAAATAGGAGTTATAGAGCATTGGGAGAATGAAGCAGAAGGATTAAGAGATGATCAAGACGCGTTAAACGAATTTTATAGGCAATTCCCTAGAAGTGAGCAACATGCGTTTAGAGATGAAACAAAAAGTAGTATATTTAACTTAGCTAAGATATACGAACAAATAGATTACAACGAAGGAATAGGTTACTCCAATGTTATAACAAAGGGTAATTTCCAATGGGAGAATGGAGTAAAAGATACAAGAGTTATGTTTGTTCCTGATAGCGGAGGAAGGTTTAAGGTGTCATGGATACCAAGTATAAACCTTCAAAACCGTGTAATAGAAAAAAATGGAATGAAATATCCAGGTAACGAACACATTGGCGCTTTTGGATGCGATAGTTACGATATATCTGGAACTGTAGACAAGAGAAGTTCTAAAGGAGCTTTACATGGACTTACTAAATTCAATATGGATGAGGCTCCAAGCAACACTTTCTTTTTAGAATATGTAGCAAGGCCTCAAACAGCAGAAATATTTTTTGAAGATGTATTAATGGCACTTATCTTTTATGGTATGCCAATACTTGCCGAAAATAACAAACCAAGACTTTTGTATTATATTAAACGTAGAGGATACAGGGGGTTCTCAATGAATAGACCCGACAAGACCTTTACCAAATTATCTCCAGCTGAAAAAGAGATAGGGGGAATACCTAACTCTGGAGAAGATATAAAGCAAGCTCATGCTGCGGCAATCGAAAGTTATATAGATAAATATGTTGGACACATCGGAGACGGTAATTATGGAACAATGTATTTTGACAGAACACTTCAAGATTGGTCTGGTTTCGACATCAACAATAGAACTAAATTTGATGCAGCCATCAGTTCTGGGTTAGCAATTATGGCTTGTAATAGGAATCTATACAAACCAACAGAGGATAAGAAAGTTAAGAAACTTGACTTTGGCTTCAAGAAATATAATAACTCAGGAGCTGTTTCAAAAATACTAGAATAAATGCAAAAAACGTTACCAAAGGGTGTATTTCCTTCTCAAGCAGTAAGCGACGCGGAGAAATCGAGTGAACAGTATGGGCTTGAGGTGGCTAAGGCTATCGAGGGAGAATGGTTCAAGAAAGAAGGCGGTGCAATCAGGTACTATGCTAATAGAGATAACTTTCATAGGTTAAGGCTATATGCCAGGGGAGAGCAATCAGTTCAAAAATATAAAGACGAATTATCTATAAATGGTGATTTATCTTATTTGAATTTAGACTGGAAGCCAGTTCCGATCATCCCTAAGTTTGTAGATATTGTTGTTAATGGGATAAATGACAGACCTTATGAAATAAAGGCTTACTCACAAGACCCAGCATCGATAAAAGAAAAAACAGAGTATCTTGATAAATTGATTTCAGACATGCAAAACAGACAGTTATTAGAAGCTGTTGAGCAGGAGTTTGGAATCAATATGTTTAAGACTGACCCTTATAAGCTTCCAGAAACAAATGAAGAGTTGCAATTACACATGCAACTTGATTATAAGCAGTCAATAGAGATTGCTCAAGAGGAAGCTATATCAAATGTATTTGACCATAACAAGTACGATTTACTACAGAGTAGATTGGCTTATGACATGGTTACTTTAGGAATAGCAGCACATCGTAATTCCTTTAACACAGCTGAAGGAATAAAATTAGAGTATGTTGATCCTGCGGATTTAGTTTACTCTTATACTGAATCTCCTCATTTCGATGA